CTGATAAGGAGGCCGCGGTCGGACAACTTTTACCAATCGTTAAATCTAAGTTAACTACACAGATGGAGGATAGTTTAGACGCATTCACAAATGGAGTAAATGGAGTAAATACTATAATGACCAATTATTGTGTTGAGTTAGCTGCTACACGTCCGGGTATGGATTTATTATATTTGAATTTACACACATATCTGGAAAATATAACGGACCCAAATAAACCCAAAGTCTATACAAATATTATTGACGAACTTTCCAAAAAAGTTATAGAAGATGGAGTTGATATTAATTCTAACTATCTGTATTGGGATAAATCCCATCCAACAACCCGTGCATACAAAAACCTCGGAGATGCAGCTGGTGAGTTAATAAAAAATCACTCAATAAAATCAGGCAGTCAAGGATTATGGACAATCGAGGATAATGATTTAGGGTTTTCTGGTTATACGACGGGACACGTATAAAGAGATAGAATTTTAAACACTAACACTCCAAAATATTATCTATATCGCCTTTTACCAGGATTTATATCAATTAATTTATTATCTCTCCAACATTTTAGTAATAAATTTGTTTTTAATTCATTAAGACTTAATTATCTTCTTCTTTTAGAGAGATAAGTGCCTTTATACGTGTTTCATTCATATCTATTTTTTGTGAGCCTTGTTCGGAAACTTCACTACTATATCGGTCTTCTACAAAAAGGTTTACTATTATATTTGCTCTATCAAAGTCCGCGGGTCGTTGCTTTCCGCAGTATTTACTAAATCATACACGAACGGATCGTTAATCACCGTCGAACAAGAATAAAGAATAAAAGAATAAAAGAATAAAAGAATAAAAGAATAAAAGAATAAAGAATAAAATAGTGTAAATTAATTACACTATTTTATTCTTTAGATAATATTAATTTAATTAAATTAGTTGTAATTGTCTATTTGCTATAAATTCATCAATAGTGTTAAACCTTTGCCAACCATCCAAAAACGCGACAACCTTAGTTTTGTCTGCTAAAACCAGTGTTTCATCGTCTTCTAATTCAGTTAAAAATAATGTTATGCGTTCATCTGATTTATTATTATTAAATCTGTTAATATTAAATGATTTTTGATGTATATTATCGCTTATAATTACATTTGGTGGTGAAGAAGAAAACGACGATTGGTCAGTATCTTCATTAAATAAATAATATAATATCTCGTGTATAGTATCGATGTCTGTAAATGATTCAGTTAATCTATAAGGACGGTCTGTATACATAATTAAATGACTGAAATCTGCCCACATAATTGTCATTTCGTAATCATGCACTTTATTTTCACTTTTCTTTAATGTGATTTCACCTAACATACTCCACAAAATATTCGGTGCAACCGGCGTTTCAGCTAGGTCAGTTACTTTTAATTGATTTACTTTTAATTGATTTACTTTTAATTGATTTACTTTTAATTTATTAAAATAGTCATTAATTTCTAAGCTGTTACTTCTTCCCATTTGTATTTAATAAATATTTTAATTTAATTTAATTAAAATGTACTTAGGTCTGAAAATTTACAATTATCTAATATTAATGATTCATTAATATAATTAAGTAATTCCTCGCATATGGCATCAATATTATTATTAGATATATATTCCATAAGTACGGTGTCTTCTTTTAGATATTCAAAAAGAATTTTTGTAAAATTTACTGTATTATGAATACTCCAAAAATCCTTAGGAGTAAATTTGTTAAGTATCATTTTACGATATATTTTAGATATATCTTTTATACTTTGTAAAAATCCACGTAGTTCTATATAATTACCTTTTTCCAAAACATAATCAGTTATTTCATATTCTTTGAATAGTTGTTCAGTATTAGTTGTTGGATTCAACAAAGAGTAATTAAATGCTCTTTTTCCGATCGTTGTAATACAATTATTTAGTAAAGAAACCAAGGATGACATCTTACCTGAGTGTCGCGAATCTCTAATTTTGCTTTAATTTGGCCAATTCTTTATATTTTATTAGGACTTGCCTGATATAATTCACAGAGTGTTTCTTTACTTTATATTATATTAACAGTACTACTTTGTCTTTGGTTAATTTTAATGTCACTTTTATTTTTGTTCTGGATTCTTAGGTAAATTTAATATTACATCATTCCAATTATAATATACCAAATCATTAACATTTTTCCATATAAGATTTTCCCAAAGATCATGATAGTCATTTTCAATTTTATCACATAAATAAAAATCAATTGGTGCAAATTTTTTTACGTATTCTTAAAAAATTTGATTACACCTATAAGAAAAAATATTATTATTGAAGATCAAGATAATATATTACCAAACTGGATTCTATAATTACCCATTGATAGACGACCACCATTAAGAAGGCAAAGTGGTTATTATCTTAATAATTAAAATATTTATACTTAATATACTATGAAATCCGTATTTATATTATTATTAATAATAATAATTACTTTATATTTTATTTTTTATAAAAAATATTACTTTACAAATAGAAAAAAAGTATGTGTTATAATATGTGGATTTGCTCCAAGGTCGTTTAAATATGTGTATACATCTATCCAAAAAAATATAATTGATAAACTGAAAACAGTATATGATGTTGATACCTTTCATTACAGTTTATTATCAAAAAAAGAAACAATAGAATCAAACCGACCGGGTGAAGTCGGATTAAAAATTGACAACAACGATGTTAATTTATTAAAAGTAGACGTATTAGAAACCGAATATCAAGAAGATATACACTTAACTAAATACGTCGACACGGGTTATGGTGATAAAGGAGATTATGAACTAAATATGCTTCGTGGAGCTTATTCAGAATATAAGGCAATTAAATTATTTCCTATTAAAAATTACGACACATGTATAATGGTATGGTCTGATGCTTTAATATTAAAGCCTATAAANTTAAAACATGTAGAGAACACCATAAATGATAAAAACTTATTATACACAACTGAGTATAATAAATTCGGTGGATTAGCTAATAATTTTTATATATCTTCTCCGAATACCTTAGAAAAAATATGTTCTAGATCAGAGATTTACTCTGAGTATTTTAAACATTTAAAAGGACAAACAAAAAATGCTGAACGTTTTGTAATGTACACTGTAAATAAACATGGTATTAAAAATAAAGATACAGACATGTTTTACTTAAAAATAAGAGCACATAAAAAGTCTAATCATTATATTAATTTGATTGATAATTATAATATACCTAATAGTGATTATTATAAAAAAAAATTTTAAGATAATATATATAAATCCTTCGTTTTTTAGAAAATTTATAAAAAAAAAATAATATTAATAATATATATTAAGTAATGAAAATAATAATTATAATTTTATTAATATTATTAATTTTAGTTATATACTTTAAAAAACCCCGTACAAATTATTTTGGAGCAGGTAAGAGTATCTCATCTAAAACTTTAAATAAAGCATTAATTACAGATGAACCTGATACTTATAGACCAAATGTATATTATATCAATTTAATACATCGAAAAGACAGAAAAAAACATATAGAAACACAATTAAATAAAATTAATTATCCAAAAAAAAAAATTTTCAGAATTGATGCTATTAAACATAAAAATGGATTGACTGGTTGTGGTTTATCTCATATTAAAGCATTAAAAGAAGCCAAAAAATCAAATAATAATTATTCTATTATACTTGAAGACGATTTTGAATGGATTAATTCTAATATTGTTAATGAATATTTAAATAAAATAAATAATTTAAAGTATGAGTGGAACGTAATATTATTATCGTGTAATGGTGGTAAAATATTAAATAAAATTAAAGAAAATAATTGTTTTAATAGTATCAATAATTGTTTAACCGCTAGTGGTTATATTATAAAACATTCTTATATAGATACATTATTAGATTTATGGATTATTGATGCGAACAACCGAATAAAAAATAATATTAATCCTGGGCATCCGGAACATCATCAAACCGCGCTTGATGTGAGTTGGAAACAATTGCAAGATAAATCGTGGTTGATTACAGATCCTAAATTAGGAAAACAGATTAAAAGTTATAGTGATATACAAAAAAAAATTGTAGACTATAAAGTGTGAAAATATAACAATAAATTTAAATATATTTCTTATATATTAATATGTCATATTTAATTTGTGTAATAATTTTAATATTAATTTTAATAATAGTTATGAACTTTAAAAAAACCCGTACAAATTATTTTGGATCAGGTAAGAAGATCTCATCTAAAACTTTAAATAAGACTCTAATAGTTATAACTAATATTTTAAATAAAAACAATATAGATGATTGGTTTATTGGATATGGGACACTATTAGGTATTGTTCGTAATAATTCATGTATAGATAATGATGATGATATTGATATTTTAATTAATAAATTTCATAAGGATAAAATATTAAATATATTTACTAAAGAAAAATTTAAAGTTGAGATGAATAAATCAAATTTTTTAAGAATACATAAAGAAAATTTTGCACCAATTGATTTTTATTTATGTGATAAAATTGAAAATGACTATCATGATTCTTGGGAAAATAGTATATGGAAAAATGTGAATCCGTTGGTATATTATAATTGGAAGGGTGTAATATTAAGTTTACCTAAGAATCCAGAACAAAGATTAAAAAATCGTTATGGTAAAGATTGGATGATACCAAAAAATTCAAAAGGAAACACAAACCGAGGAAAAAATAAACCAGGGTTTATATAAATTATTCTTTTTTGCATAGTATTCTTATACAAATTGGATTTTCATTATTATATTGTGCAACATTATCTTTTTCTTGTAAATAAATAATTTTAAATTTTAAAGAAATTAATATTAATGTTAATTTATTTAGATTTGTTAAATTTCTATAGTGAGTATTTCCAAAATGTAGATTTTCTACTGTACCTTTATCACTACGTGTCTCAATTGCTAAATATTGATTATGTTTAATACTTTTTAAAAATTTACATTGTTCTTTATCTGTTATACTATGAAATGTAAATCTTGAATAAATTAAATCATATTTATCTTTATTTTTCTCCACGAAATCTTCATTATAAAAAAAACAATTAATTTTATTTTTAGGCATATAACCATTATTATCAATTGCGTCTACATTGTATATTTTAGAAAGTTCAAAAGAATCTCTACCATTTCCACATCCACAATCTAAAATTTTTTGTACTTTAATATTATTTTCATTTAAATATTTTATCATAAATAAACAAAAATTAGAACAATCAATATTTATTTGTTTATTATTATATAAATCTATCCAATATACTTTATCCATTAGTTATTAACTATAAATATTTTTTTTTCACAAATTGTGATATATTATCTTTTTCTTGTAAATATTTCCAAGAGCAAATCCTTTATTAAAAAATAAAAAATAATATTATATTATAATGAATAAAAATATATTTTTATTATGGTTTCAAGGTTGGGATAATGCACCTTGGTTACAACAACAAGTTAAAAATTCTTGGATATATTTTAATCCAAATTGGAATATTCATTTAATAGATAACAATAATTTAAAAGATTATGTTAATGATATTGATTATATATTCGATAAAAATAATAAAATAATTATACAAACCAAATCTGATATTATTAGAATAAGCTTATTAAAAAATCATGGAGGTGTTTGGGCGGACGCAACATGTTTATGTATGAAACCATTAGATAATTGGATTGATTCTGTATTAAATAATAGTGATTTTTGGATGTATCATGGTTCTGGTAAATTTAATAATATGCCTAAAACAATTTCACCTTGTATTTGGTTTATCATAACTAAAAAAAATAGCTATATTATAAATAAATGGAAAGAATCATCAGATAATTATTGGAAAAATAATAACTCTACATCTACTTATTTTTGGTTAGATTCTTTATTTAAAAACTTATTTTATTCAGATACTCAATTTCAAAAATTGTGGTTAAAAACAAAATATATAAATTGTTCTGATTATGGTTCTTCAAGTTTATATGAAGAAGATATGTTAGATAATAATCCAAAACTAAAAAAAATATATACAAATAGTCCTCCTCATGTTTTAAAATTTAGTAGTTCTTGGAATAAACATTGTAAGATACTTAATGAAAAATGTATTAATTCAAATGGATATCATGCTATTAAAACAACCAAAGTTAATAAAAATAATTGTAATATAAATAAAGTTAATAAAACTAATTGTAATATAAATAAAATTATTATAATTATTTTATTAATTATAATTATTATTTATTTTTTAAAAGTCTCTTTATTATAGTATCAATGTGTTCTGAATATTCAGAACGAATTAATTTTCTTTGACATTTATTATTACCAACTTGTATAATTTTATAATTTTCATGAATAACAGGTGATACATGAACAACTAATAATTTTTTTTCTATTTTCAGTTTATCAAAAGGACTAGATTTATGTTTTCCTGTTTTAAGTTTATTTGCTATTTCATTCCAATACCATTCTATCTCCCATGATGTATAATTATTTGAATATAATAATTTATCATACATTACATCCCATAACTCTTTTTTTATTAAACAACATTGTTGTTCTATAAAATCTGTTGTTGTTATTTCTTTATCTGAACGGTATCTTAATTCTTCCCAATGTGTACCATGTTCATCTTTTTTATTTGGTTTTATTGCTGATTGAGACACATAATCATCTAATTTTAAATAACGCCGGTATATATCCCAATTCCAATCTTTTAAATTCATATCTCCATCTATTAACCATATATATTCATATTTGTTTGTATAAAGTGGTGATAAATACTTCCAATGTTTAGATTTACAACCATCTGTAATTATATGTTTTACATTATCTTCATCATAATAATTAAATTGTTTTTTCCAATTATCTACTTTTAAATCAAAATGAACAAATATTATATCAATTTTCCACATTCTTATTACTTCATAATTTGTATTCCATAATTGAATAAATCTGTCCTCGTCTTGTACTGGACATAACATAATAATATCTTTTATTGATTTATATTTGTTTATATCAGGAGTAAAATTATTTTTTCTATTACAATACCAAATAATTAATAATATTAATAAAATTATAATTATTATTTTCATTACTTAATATATACATATTTTTTTTTATAATAATGGTTATTTATTTAAATATTTTTTTTTTATTTTATTTAATTTTGTTTTAATATCTAAATTTATATTATCTCTTTCAATATAAATATCTATATTACTCCTATTATAATGATTAATCCATATATCACTAGATATTCTACTATGTTTTTTATTGTTTTTAAGTTCTACTAAATGTGGTGATATTATTTTATTTATGTCTTCAACTTTAAAAATATTTTTTGCATAATCTATTTTAGGTGTTTTTACTGATTTTTTAATATCAATTACATTTTTATCTAAATTATTAAATCTTGAATCATAGTGTATTTGATTTAATAATATATTAGAATAATTATTTGATAATAAATTAATGTAATTTTTAATATTATTATTATTTTTTAGTACTATAAATTCGTCTAGATCAATATACGCGCACCAATCTATTTTATCTTTTTTTAATAATTCAAGACAATGAATATGAGCTTCAACTTGATTATAAAGTATTTTACCATTTGTATCTTTAGGAGACCATTTAATAATTTTAATATTAATATTATTATTATTATATTTTTGTTTTAATTTATCAAGATAATTAGTTAGTTCTATATTTCTCATTTTTAAAATTTCATCATAATTAATGTTATATTTATTTACTTTACCTGGTATCAAATGTTTTTTATTTTTATCAAAACCAAGATTTGTATTTACATCTGAATTATCATATAAATAAAAATCTGTAAATCCTAAAAGGATATGATACTGAATCCATTCTTCAATAAATAATATATTTTCTTTTAATATAAAAACATTATGAATTCCCATTTTCATTTGACTTGTTTCAAAAAAATTATTTATTATTATATGTATAATTTGTAATAAATGTTGTATTGATATAGAAGAGTTAATGTTTTTTATTAATTCAAAAACATTATTTGCACGTAAATTTACTAAAAATTGTACAGGTTTGGAAAATTTAATTGAATTATTAATTTAAAATAATTAAAATTTAATGAATATAATAATTTATCAGGTGCTGTACCATACTCAACTTGTTTTCAATCAAAATATTCAAATACTGTTACGGAATTTTTAGAAAATAATTTATTCTAAATTAATAGTTCAACCAATTTTGTATAACAAGGTAATAAAGCATAATAATTGCTTATATTATTTAAATTTGCGTATTCATTTATAGGTTTCTCGTGAACATTTATTATTATTATTCTTTTAGAAGTTCATAGCCTTTTGTTGTTTTATAAATTTTTAATTCAATATTATCTACATGAATAGAATCGTGACAAGTTTCACATATATTAATTAAATTCGCCTTATGATTTTTAACAGATTTCTTCGCGTTTTTTTGATAAATTAGATGATGAACTTCGGTTCCTGGACATTCTTTACATATTTCACAAAATCCTTTAATTTTTTTTGCGTTATATCTCGATTTAGTCATACTTAAAACTGGTTTACTTTTGGAGTATTTCATTCTTATATCGTGAGCAATTTCAAGAAACGACTCTGGTAAATTCAGTGATTTACATACTTCAAGTCCATACATATTATCTCCCGGACCATCTTTTAGAATGCGGTCATAAATAAGTTTATCTTCTTTTTTATTATAAATTACGCTCATATGAATACATTTAACATTACGAAGTTCTTTAATTTCGGAGTAATTAAGTATTTCGTGAAAGTGTGTAGCAAATATAAATGAACACTCTAATTTACTTAGATAATCTACTCCGGCGGTAAATATACTTAATGCGGATGTACTTTCTGTTCCAGAACATAATTCATCTCCGAGAATTAGACTACTTTTATTTGAATACTTCAAAATATTTCGAAGTTCAACCATCTCAACCGCAAATGTTGAAAGACCTTTAAAAATATTATCATTTCCAAGAATACGAGTAAATAAATTTGTATAAATTGAATATTTAAATTTAGTTGCCGGAACATAAAGTCCTGACTGTGCCATAATTATAGAAATTCCAATACTTTTAATAAAACTTGTTTTACCTACGGCGTTTGTGCCATAAAGTAAATATCCACTTTTATTTAAGTTTAGACTATTCGATATATATAATTCGTTTGTATTTAATTGTTCTATCAGGGGATGTCGAAGTTCTTCGAAATCTATAAAAGAAGTACAATTGGTAAGTAATTCTGGTTTACAATAATTATATTTATCGGCGATGTAACATTTATTTTGTAATGTGTCGCACTTAATAATAAATGAAATTATTTCTTCAATCTTTTCTTCAAAGAATGAAATAAATTTTATAGAGTAATTATAAAATTCTGAAACAATTGTATGAAAATACTTTTCCTTCAATTTTATAATTCCTTTTGTTAAAGAAAGTATTTCGGGAGAAATTATCATTGAATTACTTCCATTATGACTTTTAATTTCAATAGTACTTAAATCTATTAAGTCTGTTTCTAATTCGGGTAAATTCTTTTTAAGTATATTCAGTCTTCTGGTTGTTCCAATAAGAGTTGGTTCACTTTTAGGTGTTTCATGTATTTTAATAAATTCTGAGTCCTTCGCTTCTTTTGTTTCTAATGTTTTAAGAAAATTATTAAACAATTCTTTAATTGATTCTAATTTTTTTAGAGAATTCGAATAGTCAGAGTATCTTTTATGAACGTCAGAAGAATATTCTTTTGTAAAAAACATAAGTTCATTTATTTTATGGCACATTTTATCCATACTAAGTTCTTCGAATAATTTACAATTATCTAATATCAATGATTCATTAATATAATTAAGTAATTCTTCGCATATGGCATCAATATTATTATTAGATATATATTCCATAAGTACGGTGTCTTCTTTTAGATATTCAAAAAGAATTTTTGTAAAATTTACTGTATTATG